GAGGCATCGACAAAATATGCAGCCGCACTAGGTCTAAATAAAAACCAACTTTCAATATATCAAAAATCACAAGCAGTAGTAAATGAAGTACTTGGACAGGCAGAAGAAAAGTTTGGAAAAATTAATGCTATAATGGATCCTACTGCGAATGCTCTATCACAAGTAGGTATTGCTTTCGATGAACTACTAAATAAATTCAGACCTATGATAGCAACAGTTGTTGAACCTATGGCAAGATTTATATCAGCCAATACAATGAACGCAGGAATTGCAATGGGTTTATTTGTAACTTCAATTCTTAAAAGTTTAATACCTAGTACAAATGAATTAAGAATAACTCAAGCAGCAGCAGCAAAAGCTAGAATAGCAGAGATAGAAGTACTAAAACAAAAAGAAACTGAATTAGCAGCTAAAGTAGAAGCAGCAGGAAGTACAAGTCCTTCGCAAAATAGATTAGCGAGAAAATTAGGACTGGATAAGCTTGGAAAAGGTGGTAAAGCCGGTGCAGCAATGGCAGAGGGTAAAACATTAAGTAAAGCACAAATTTCAAACTTACACTCACAACATAGTAGAGAAATTGGCATGTTTAAAGGTATGAACGCCAAGAAACTTGCAATGCATAAACAGACTCTTCTCGCCATGACTCGTGAACATCAAACTGCGATGAATAAAATGGTACTACAAGGTCAGGGCTTTGTTGCCAAAACGCAACTCCAGTTGGCTAAACTTCAAGCTGGGAGTAAAGCAGTATTTTCAACAATTTCTGTTTATGCAAGTAAAGCAGGAATGTTCCTGTCAGGACTAATGGGATGGGCTGCCATTGCAGGTGCTGTAGTTCTAGCATTTAAAGCTTTAGATCAATATTTAAGACAAGACTCAATCAAGACAGTAGAAAATTATAATAAAAGAGTTGATGGAAGCACTAATTCTTTAAAAACTCTTAATGACGAACTATTAAGAATGACACAAGTTCGAGCAAAAGGATTAATTGGCTCTGGAGAAGAAAGCATGCTTCATACTTTTGAAGCAATACAAAGTGTTGACTTCAATAAGTTTACTAAAGACTTAAGGGTACTAGGCAGTATAGCTGATATAAACCAAGAGAAATTTAATGAACTAACTGATGAGTTTGACGAAACCTTAAGTCACCTAGGCAAGCTTAATCCAGAATTTAACGTTCTACGTAAGGAACTAGCACAAATCGGCAAAATGACTCCTGAGTTACAATCAAAATTCTTTGCACTAAGAGATAAAGTCAGTAGTGTAGGAAGTGCTTTAAAGTCTTTGTCAAATAACGCAAAAGAAATGGTTAAACAACAAAACAGACTTACTCAAGCTTTACCAAAAGTTCCTTATCAAGACATGTTATCCTTAATGGAATCAAATGTAAGAGGATATGAGGAATTAAATAAAGCGGGGGAAAACTATCAGTCACAGCTAGTAGCAGAAACAAATAAAATAAAGATTTATACTTACTTCCAGAAACAATCAGTAGACTTACAAAAACAAATGGCTTCCAATAAATTCAGCAAAGCTTTTGATGGTTTAGCAGGTGGAACAACAAGAGACAAACAATTAAAAGTAGAAGAAAAAAGATTAAATGTAGCAATGGAAACACATAAGCTAGATATGATTAATCTACAGATATTTACTGAATCAGATGAAAAGAAACTAGCAGCATTAAAACAACAACAAGCCGTACAGTTAAAAATGGTAGAATCCGCACAAGGAATGTACCGACTAGAAGAAAAGAAAGCTAACTTAATGTTCGAGACATACAATACAGTATATAAGAATTTAGAAGCAGATTTAGGCAAAGCTATTGGAGCTGGCATGAGAGGAGACTCTAAACAGTTTGAAAATATTGGTAAAAACTTTACTAATGTTATAACTGACGCAATAGGCGGAATGTTATCTGAGCAGTTAATAGAAGATACATTTGGTGCTTTATTTCCAACAGCAAAAACAATAGAAGAAGAAATAAGAGATGGAGCAGCAAAGCACGCTCAATTAATACAAAAAGCTATAGAAGACGGTGGGTTTAGTCACAAGAATAGTATCAATGCAGCAACAAATCAATTTACTTCTGATATGTACACTATACAACGTCTTATTTTAACTGCAAATAAAGAGACAGAAGGAAAAAGAAAAAGTAGATTACAAACGGATTTAGCATCTCTTGACAAAAAAATGGAACTGGCAACAGTACTTTCTACTGACCGCGGTACATTAGATTTCATGGAAGATCCTAAATACGAGAAGTACAGAGAAAACGAGATTAAAGACACAATGTTATCTAGTAGACAAGCCGAGTCAGTAGAGAAAGCTCAAGCTATATTAGAGAATTTTGACCAGAAGAAGTATGATCAAGATAAAAATATCAGTACCACCGGTATGGAATCATCAGGCATTTACCGTACCTCTGTGAATGGGGCTAGACAGGTAATAGAAAAGCTTATAACTTCTAGAATAGAGGATTTTGATAGCGCTTTGTTAAGTGAGGTAGTTGACAGACGTGATAAGTTAGAGACTATGACAAACCAGAGAGCTTCCTTAGCTTCCGCTATTAAAGGCTCTGATGATATAATGACCAGCCAGGATACAAAAATAGCAGGAATAGATAAGGCACTTAACCCAGCCGCTACACCAGATAATACATTTAAGTTTGACGCAACTACACTAAGTGGAGAAGGTATTGTATATTTTGACCCAACAACAGGACAAACTGTAATATCAACACCAAATTTAGCAGGTAAAATAGCAAAAACGTTAGGTACAGGATTCGATCCATTAAATAAAGACCAGACCGATCAGACTATAATAGGTGAGGAGACAAAAGAAAGTATGACTATGGACAAGTTCTCTAAAAACTTAAACCAGTTCTCTGGTGTTATAGGAATGATGGGAGCTTTAACAGGAAACGAAGAAAAGACAGCAAAAATAATGGCAAAAGTTGCTCAGATTCAATTAATGATTGTTGCCTATGAAAGAGCAAAAATGGCTATACAAGAAGGCGGCGGAACTCTATTAGGCACTATAGGAAAATTCTTCACAGGAGCAGATCCAGCCAGAAATGGTGGTATTATGTCTAAGCACGGACGTTCTTATGCAGGTGGTGGAGTAGCAAGTGGTCCTACCTCAGGTTATGGAGCAACGCTTCATGGCACAGAAGCAGTAGTACCTCTACCGAATGACAGAAGTATACCTGTAGAACTGAAAGGAAATAATAACGGACCTGTTAATACAACAATCAATGTAAACATGGCAGATGGTAGTTCAAATACTACTAGCGATGAAGAAACAGGAAAACAATTCGCACAAGCAATCAATATGGCTGTACTAGAAGAAATAGGCAAACAGCAAAGACCAGGAGGGCTACTAGCAGGATAATATGGCAATAGGATTTAGTAATGGGTCAACAACTTTCGTACCAGACAAAGGCTTCTCAAGAAAGAATACTCCAGTAGTATTTAGAGCAGAGTTTGGTGATGGCTATGAACAACGAATAGCAAATGGTATAAATAACTTAAAACAAGAATTTTCATTAAACTTTGCAACAAGAACAAAAGCAGAGATAGATGATATTGTAGATTGGTTTGAGTTAAAAGCAGGAGTAACTGCTTTTACTTATACCTACTCAGATAGTAATGAAGGCGGCAACGAAAAAGCAGTAAAAGTAGTCTGTGATAATTGGACTCAGAATTGGGATTATGATGATTACTACTCCTTAAGTTGCACTTTTAGGAGAGTATACGAAGCATAATGACTGAGAAAATAATTGTAAAGGATATACAAAAATTAGACCCTGGCTCAGCCTTAGTCCAATTATTTGAACTCGAATACATAAAAGATAGCTTTGCATATTTTACTTCTGGAATTGATGATGATGTCTCAACTTCTTTAAGAATGAGAGATTTTACAACTAATTCTACTATTCGTACATATACTCCTATTCCTGTAAATGCAGATGGTTTTGATTTAAAGAATGATGGAGCAATCGCTAGACCAACCATTACTATGGCAAACGTAACAAACGCACTTAGTAGTGGACTAGGAGATGTAGACTACCACGATATGCTAGGACTAAGAGTTGTTAGAAGATTAACTCTTAAAAAATATTTATATGGAGAAAGTGGAGACGCAAGTCCTCCTATCGAATTCCCTAGGTCTATATTTATTATTGATAGAATTAAATCAAGAACCAAAACTGCAGTAACTTTTGAACTAGTATCCCCTTTTGATATACAAGGAGTAACTCTACCCGCAAGAAATGTCTTAGCAGAGAGATGCCCTTTTGAATACCAAGGAGCCAGTGAACACTTACCAGAATGGAAAAGAGCACAAAGTGGATGTAGTTGGCACTTAGAAGGTAAAATAAAAACAGGTGGAGATGGAACAGAATATACTGTATATGTAAATCAAGACGATGAGTATGTAATTCCAAGTACAACAACATTCACCACTTACTCTAGTGGAGCAGTTACTCTCAATACATATTATAAAACTACTAAAACAACAACAAGATTTAATGCAGACGGGGGCACTTCAAGTGTTACTGTAAATAATTACTGGCAAGCTAGAAAAGCTACTAGTTCTCCAGGTACTCCGACTGATAGTAATTCTAATTTCGTAAGAATTAGAGTATACTCAGCATATTCTAATGGTACAGAATACTTTACTTATATAGACGACAGAGATAATAATTATGTAACTTTTACAGATAATGTATCAACTTCTTCTACTTACAATAAAGTATTACTATGGAAAGCAAGAGCACCAAGTGACGAAGCAGCCCCCGGACATAATCCTTATTGGGAAAGAGGGGATGGATGTAGTAAGACTACTACAGCATGTAAAAAAAGATTTGGGTTTAATCCTATAACTAAAGGGACTGCGAGTTCCACAGGAAAAGCTGCTACAGACACAACAGTAGAGCTTCCATTTGGAGGATTCCCAGGAGCAAGAGCATTCTCGTGATGAATGAAATATTTCAACACGCTGAACAGTGTGCCCCGTTTGAATGTTGTGGACTTGTTATAGAGGAAAATAATAATAAAATTTATATTCCTCTCGAAAATATTTCCGAAGAAAAAGATAGATTTGAAATAGACGCAAAAACTTTTGTTACATATCAACTCAATTCGAAAATATTATATGTAGTCCATAGTCACTACGATGAAGATTGTCGCCCAAGTCAGCATGACATAGATAACTGCAATGCCGTTGGTATACCATATTTAATCGTATCGTACCCCGACAAAGAACAATATATTTTGGAACCAAATTATGACTAGAACAATACACTTAATGGGAAGAATGGGACAACTCTTTGGAGAGACCCATAGACTTAACTGCGAAACTGTCCAAGAGGCAATGCATGCTCTCGACTGCATGAAAGGAGGAGTCAGAAGATATCTACTAGAATGTACAGATACTGATGTTCAATTCACTGTTCAAAAAGGCGAAGACTTTATGGACTATGATAATATTGGACATAATTTAGGTGAAGATGATATAATCATAACTCCAGTTCCTAATGGTAGTGGTAAGGGCAGCTCTGTTTTGAAAATAATTGTAGGAGCTATTCTTATATACATAGGTTTCGTAATAGGAGGAGCTGAGGGAGCAGAAGGTATGCGTCAACTTGTCGGTGCCGCTCTATTTAGTACAGGTATGCAGTTAGCATTAATGGGTATTATAGAATTAACAATGGATGACCCGGATGAATTAAAGGAAGAAAAGTCCTCATTATTCAGCGGACCGATAAATACAACAAAAATGGGAGTACCTGTACCAATTTGCTATGGAAAAATGGAAGTTGGTGGAGCAGTTACTAACTTCGGATTTACACAAAACAGAGTAAAACATCAAATGGGTTACGTATTCCATTCAAAACCGGGTACAAGCGGTGGTGGTGGTGGTATTACAAGCGGTGGCGGCGGCGGCGGTGGCGATAATAATAACGTAGACTGGCAAGCACTAATACAGGAATAGGAAAGAAATATGGCATATGTAACAAAAGGTAGTAGTGTAGCACAAACAGCAGTAATCTATGATGCTCTGTCAGAAGGACCAATAGAAGGATTAGTCAATGGAGCAGCAAGTATAAGACTCAATGACAACCCTGTAATAGGAACAGATAACAACAACACATTTTCTCCGCAACGAAGCGTAGACTCTGGCTATACTGCTAGTACAAAAATATTACTAGATCATAATAGTCCTTCAATATTTTCATATGCACTTACTGCAGATGGTACTAGAGAAATACAAATTCTAGGAGCTAGTAAAAGAGGAGTAAATTCTGCAAATACTATATCAGGAAATAATATTATTAGGAGTAGTAATACTTCCAATATTAGTTTTGCTTCTACAGATGTTGCAATAGTAGGCGGCCTTCCAGCTTATTTAAGAATTGATGGAGCAGGTCCAAAAGGAACTCAATTAGTAACAAAAATAACGCAGTATATAAATACTTCAGCAGTAAGAGTAGATGTAGCTCCAGCTACAACAAAAACAAATACAAGTATGTATCTAGACTTAGTAGATAAAGTAGCAAGTTATGATGCAGCTAATAACAAAGCAACATTAACAGTTGGTGGTGGTATAGATACTGCGAATACAATTGCAATTTTATCTAGCCCTGCACGTTCAACTACAGATACTCCACAATATAATTATAATAACTTTGGCTTTGCTTTTAGAACAGGAGAAAGAGACCAATCATATTTACCAACTCCTGCAGGAATAGGTAGTGCGTCTACAGCCTCTTCTATAAATGCAAAATTAGACCAAGTAGCAGGTACAGGATATCCTACAAACAGTGCACTCGGGTTAGATGTACCAAGTAATAATGCAACAGCCAGTGAAGTAATTAAAACTTCCACTGAAATGTCAGTAGGAAACCCATCTGAAGTAGACGCTGTAAAACTAAATATAGCTTTTCCTTCTGGTTGTGTTTCTCAAAAAGAAAATGGAACAATTGGAGAAGGCTTTGCAGAACATAGAATATTCTTTGGGTACTCTAGAGATGGAGGGACTACTTACACAGATACAGTAGTAGTAGGTAGAGCAACTATTGCCACAGCTACTACTAGTTACCATAAAAATACAAGAACAAAAGGGGTGCAGTCAGGAGTTATTCAAGCCAAAACAAAAGAAGCTTTTAACTACACTTATCTTATAAATACAGAAGAATTCCAACCATATGACGCGTATAGAATAAAAGTACAAAGACTATCCCCAGAAAATCAAAAAGAAAACGGATGGCAACAAACAAATGCATCTCAATTAAAATCAATTGAAAACATTATTACAGATAAATTAAAATATCCTTATACTGCTTATGGAGCAGTAATAGTAGACGCAGAAGATTTTGGTTCAATACCAAAAAGAGGATATGAAATATATGGAATGAAAGTAAAAGTTCCTACAAACTATTTCCCAAGATATGAAAAAACAGCGGCAGGAGTAAGAAGATCAATACCTACATACACAAGAAATATAAGTACAGGAGCCGATACTGGTGCCTATGTAGACTGGGATGGTAACTTCAGAGGAGACTTAAAAGAGTTTGATGATTTAACGAATACTGTAGATATAGCTAACTCTACTTCTGTTTTCACAGATAATCCTGTATGGATATTTATGGATATGCTTACTAATCCAAGATATGGACTAGGTAAGTACATAGATCCAGAAGGAACTTTCGCACAATTAGATAAATGGACACTATATCAAATAGCAAGATATTGCGATGAGTTAGTACCAGATGGAAAAGGAGGCACCGAACCAAGATTTACTTGTAACGCTTACATAGGAAAAAACCAAGACGCATTAAAAACATTAAAACAATTCACAAGCGTAATTAGAAGCATGCTAGTATGGTATAATGGAAAAGTCACTTTAGGAGCAAACGTACAAAAAGGAGCCGTCTATACATTTACAAAAGGTAATGTAATAGGAGGAGAGTTTGGGTACTCAGGAACAGCAGGAAGATTTAAACACAATCAAGTAAGAGTAACTTGGAATGACCCAGAAGATGGGTACAAACAAGCAGTAGAAGTTGTAGAAGATATAGACGAAATACAAAAAGCAGGAAAAGTTACACGAAAAACTGTTACTGCATTTGGTTGTACATCACAAGGACAAGCTCATAGATATGGTAAATGGCATTTATTTACAGAAAGATTAGAAAAAGAAGTAATAAGTTTTAAAACAGGAATTAACGCAGGAGCTATACTTAGACCTGGAGACGTTATAAATGTTCAAGATGCAGACAGAGACGATACTCAATTAAGTGGTAGAGTTTCAGTAGCTCAGAATTCAACTACAACTGTAGTGTATACAGATAGAGATTTAAGTTCAACAATATCAGCTAGTAATAATTACCAACTACATTTAATATATCCAAGTGGAGGAGCTTATTTAACACAACAAACAGCAACTATTAACTCAGTGGTGTATAACCATGGAGACTTAGTTTTAGTAGATGATGCAGCAGCAGCTATAGATACAGAAGCAAAAGCACTAAATTGCAAAGATGATTCTGGAGCTTTAGTACAGTTACATTGGTCAGAAGATGTTAGAATAGAAACTAAATCAATTAGTGCTTATAATGCTAGTTCAGTTACAGTAGCAAGTGCTTTCAGTGCCGCTCCGGAAGGAGAAGTTATTTATGTAGTATCTGGAGCAACCGATTTAGGTGTAAAAGTTGACGGTAATATGAGACAATTCATAGTTACTTCTGTAAAAGAGAATACAAAGGAGATGACTTTTGATATAAATGCTGCAGAGTATGATATTAAAAAATTCGATGCAGTGGATAGGGGCTATGAAATCCCAGAATTAGCACCAGAATTAAGAAAACCTAAGCGTACCGAGGACGTACCAGCACCTACAAATGTAACCGCCCAAGTAGTCCCAAGTGGAGGAAATAACTCTGCAACAGACGCTGGGATATCTGGATATGATATCGTACTATCGTGGACACATCCTTCTTCTACAAGAACAGATACAGACGGTAATACACTAACAGATGTATACGAACATTTAGCAGGCTATAGAGTACAGCATAATGTTCAAACTGGAAAAGCGTATGACGCAAACCACGACCAATTTATAAAACTAGATGTAGATAAACAAACTTCATATACTATTGAAAATGCAGTAGTAGGCGATGAATACATACTAAGAGTTCAAACAAGAGATACCAGTGGAAAAACATCTGGTTACGTTCAAACTAAGGTAGACTTCAATGTATCTAGTCTAGCTCCTTTCCAAGCTACTCTAGTCTCTGGTGGACTAAATGGCTCTATTGTTAAAGGCGGATTACTAAGCACAGTTCAAAACATAAATAGTTCAAACGGAACTATAACATTCGCAAGTGGAACATATTCGTACCAACCTCTAAATGGAGCAGAGCCTTTAGCTTTCGCAGGTGCAAACACTAATTTCACAGTAGCCTCTGGATTCAATAATCTAGCAAATGGTGAGATAGGTTTCTTACTATTTGATTATGATGCAAACTTAGCTAGAGGAAGTACTAGAGTAGATCCTTTACATGCAGTACATTTACACACAGACTCTACAGCTATAGATGCAGACACAGAACAACCACTTAGTTATACCTTCCTAAAAAGATTAGGGGAGTCAAGTAATGATATAGTACAAGGAAGTGGAACTATTGCTTTACCAAAAGGTAGTAGTACAATTACTGGAACAAACACAGCATTTACAACAGATTTTGAAACAGGAGATGTAGTTATAGTAGATGTAGCAGGAACAACACGATTCATGTCTACAGTAGGTTACATAACAAGTGCTACAAGTATGGAAATAACTTCTGTACCTTCAAGAGCGTACTCAGGCAAAAACATATACAGACAAGCACTCAGAATAGATTCTTCTTCTGACGCAGTTTTAGCACAAGTAGCTAATAATGCAGGTACTTTTGAATTAACTTCATTTACAAACAAAATAAAAATAGATAATGATGATGAAGTCGGATCAAATGCTATTACAAGTGTACAGATATCTAATAACTCTATTACAGCAGTACAGATAGAAGCAAACTCAATTAATGCAATAGCAATAGCAGCAAACGCTATTGGTTCAAGCGAAATAGCAGCAAACTCAATAGGTGCCACAGCTATAGTAGCAGGTTCGATAGGAAGTTCAGAAATAGCGGCAAACTCAATCGGCGCAGTCAACATTATAGCAGGAGCGATAGGCTCTTCTGAGATAGCAGCTAACTCAATTGGAACAGTAGCAATATCAGCTAACGCTGTTACAAGCTCAGAAATAGCAGCTAACTCAATTGGAACAGTAGCAATATCAGCAAATAGTATTACAGCAGCACAATTAACAGCAGACGCAGTAGGAACATTTACAGTAACTGCAAATAGTATCACAGCAGTAGAATTAGCTGCTAACGCAGTAGGCAGTGCTCAAATATTAGCAAACTCAATTGCTTCTGCAGAAATATCAGCTAACTCAATAGGCAGCGCAGAAATAGCCGCAAACTCAGTAAACGGAACAATACTACTAGGAAACTCAGTAGGCTCTACTCAGATAGCAATTAATTCTGTAAATGGTATTATAATTCAAAATGGAGCAGTAGATACAGACCAGGTAGCAGGAAATGCTATAAGAACAGCTAAAATAGCGGCAAACCAAATAGTAAATGCAAGTGTAGCTAGTAATGCTATCAACGTAGATAGTATAGCTGCTAACTCTATAGAAAATGCACAATTAAAATCAAATTCAGTAACCGCTGCAATAATTGTAGCAAATGCAATAGGAACTTCAGAAATATCAGCAAACTCAGTAAATGCAGTTATTATAGCTGCTAACTCTATTGAATCAAATCAACTAAAAGCAAACTCTGTAAATGCAATTGTTATAGCTGCTAACTCTATTAATAACAACCAAATAGCAATTAACTCTGTAAATAGTGTTGTTATTCAAAATAATGGGGTAACTGGAGATAATATAGCAGCTAACTCAATTACCGCAGCAAAAATTGTAGCAAACAGTATAACAAACGCAGAAATAAGCGCGACTGGAGCTATAGACTTAGCAAAAATAAGTATTGGAACAGGCTCTATAGGTATAGCAAAAATAGCTATTGGTACTGGAGATATTGATGTAGCAAAAATAGCTATTGGTACAGGATCAATTGACATAGCAAAAATAGCTATTGGGACTGGAGATATTGATGTAGCAAAAATAGCTATTGGGACTGGAGATATAGGTATAGCAAAAATAGCTATTGGTACTGGAGATATTGATATAGCAAAAATAGCTATTGGGACTGGAGATATTGATATAGCAAAAATAGCTGTTGGGAATGGAGATATTGACTATGCAAAAATAGCTGTAAGTAATGGCTCTATTAATACAGCAGTACTAGCCGCAAACGCAATTACAAACGCAAAAATATCTTCAACAGACAATATGACAATCACACTGACAGATGGTTCAGCAGGTGGTTGGAATGTAAATGCAGCAGACTTTTCTAGTACAAACTCAAGTGGGGGCGGTAATGCAGCATACGCAACAGCAGGTATAAAATTAGGGGCGGCAGGATATATTTCAGCAAAGAACTTCTACATTGACACAGCAGGTAACGCTAAATTTAGAGGTGCTCTAGAAGGTGCAACAGGTACTTTTTCAGGAAGTATATCAGTAGCCGCTTTTAATAGTGGATATACAGGTTCAAGCGCGGCAACAGCTACAGCAGCTGTAGCAGCTAACGCAGCAGCAGCAGCGTCAACAGCTAGTGATGCTTATGGTCAAGCTAATACTGCTACATCGAATGCATCTAGTGCCTATGGTCAAGCTAATACTGCTACATCGAATGCAGCTAGTGCCTATGGTCAAGCTAATACTGCTACATCGAATGCAGCTAGTGCCTATGGTCAAGCTAATACTGCTACATCGAATGCAGCTGCTGCTCATAGTACAGCAAATTCAAAAGTTACTCATGCTTCAGTAAACACATCATCAACTATTGTAGGTGGTGGTGTAGGTGGATGGGGTATAACAACGTATCACTTAGCAGGTGGTGCACAAGCAAGTTCCTCAACTAGAAATTTTGCAATAGGAACATCAGGCTCAGGAAATGCAACTTTCTTAGCAAATGGTGGTATTGTAATGGGGTCAGATGGTTTTGTTTCCGCAAAACAATTCTATATCGATACATCAGGAAACGCCAAATTTAAAGGAACACTAGAAGGCGATGATGTTACTGTAAATGGTCAATTAACTTTACCTTCCTCTGGTGCTAATGTAGCCGGTAGTACAGTAGGTAGCTGGTCTACCAATACTATGGATAACAAACATATAGTAAGTGTAGGTACTGGAGCAGGATTTTATCAAGGATTTGTAAGATTGACTGGTGGAACCTCCTATGTTAAAACTATTAGTATACAAGCAAGAACCGGAAGCTCAACAGCAAGTGAAGGGACCTTAATTTATGAAACTCCAAGAATTGACTACTATACAGCAGGAAATGTAACAGAAGGCAGATTATACTCTACTGCTCAAACAGCTAATATGCCTATTGCATTTACATATACAGGCTCAGGCAATGTTTCCCTGTTTGTAAGAGCTCAAGCAGATACAGGACCAGATACATTAGGTTCAGCGGAAGCAAGATTTATTAAATTCGGAACAACAGACCCATTATTCAGTTTTGCTAACCAGTCAGGTGTAGCAGTAAGTACCGCATTTTATTCTAACACACAAGTAGTTGGAGGATTTGCAGGGACTAAAACGGTAAGCATCTCTAATACTTCATATACAAGATATAAAATTGATGGAGGAAGTTTTGGAACAGCAAACTCAAATATAGCAAACGGAAGTTACATTAATGTAGAAATTACATCAGCAAGTACTAATTCAACTACAAGATCAAGCACAGTAACTATTGGAGAATCTTCCGCAGGATTCTCTATTACAACAACGGGAGGAACACCTCCTGGAGGCGGAGGCGGAGGCGGAGGCGGCGGAGGTTGTTTTGTAGAAGGAACTCCTGTAGTAATGGCCGATGGTTCGCTAAAAGCAATAGAAACAGTCACTGCAGGGGAGAGTGTAAAATCATTTAGTCACTCTAGTTTATCTCTTGAAGAAGATGCATGGATAACTTGGACAACACCAGAAATTGGTACAGGTACTTTTGGAACTTCTACAGTAGAAAGAGTTACAGATGCTCATGCACATGACAATTACTATTGGATTAATTACAACTTGAAAGTAACAAACGAACATCCAATGTTAGCATTTAAAGATGCAGTTTTCAAATTCGTAAGAGCGGAAGATCTAGCAGTAGGAGATCACCTAGTATTAGAGGATGGAAGTAGAGAAGAAATATTTGCAATACCTAACGTACGAGTAGCCTGTGTAACACATAATATGGACGTAGAAGATCAAGATACTTATGTTGTTAAGGGCGGTAATGGAAATGGATATATAGCACATAACGTCATCTTAAATGAGGAGAAATTATAATAATGAATCATATAATACAAACAGGAACAGACTCGGAAGGAAACCCAATTACTACTACACTAGATGTACAGTTTACTCATGTATATGAATATGTAGGGCATGAAGCACAAGACTTCGTGAACAATCAGTGTATGCCTAGAAGAAGAGAAAACAATATGGTGAAAACTGTAAAAATAAAAATTACAAGCACTGATGGAACTTCTGCAAATGCAACTCACCTAGTTAGTGGACAAGCAGATCAAATTTATTCAGAAAATTTATTAATTCCCTTACCTTGGAGAGCTAAAGCGAATGGAGAATTATCAGGCTTCTTAACTCCCTATGAAAACGTAACTGAAACAATTATGTTAAATTGGGCAAAAGCTATAATACAAGAAACAGATAAAGCAGATGCATTAAATCTAACTTTTGCTACAAAATTATACGGTGATAGGTACCAATCATAACCTATTTTCCGTTTTAATAATACCCGTTAAAAATAGTTCTTGACAGCACCCCATATTTTTGATATAATTTAGCATATAGGAGTAATATTTATGGCAGCAGGAAATTATGACATAGTCATTGATCAAGGTGCTGACTTTTCAATTGAATTAGTCATAGCGCAAAACGGGGAGGCTGTTAATTTAGCAAGCCACACTGCGTCTGCACAACTGAGACCAACACCCACATCTTCTACTCTTACAGCAACCTTCACTTGTCAAGTTACTGATGCCGCAGAAGGCAAATTAACAATGAATTTAGGTTACGCACTCACACGAAATATAGCGTCAGGTAAATATTATTATGACTTAGAATTATTTAATTCTAGTGCTAATAGTATTACTAGACTTATTCAAGGTGTAGCGAGAGTTACAGCAGAAGTTACAAGATAATGGCACTTACCGTCACGATTACCCCTCAAAATACAAGTTTAACTGCAACTGCAAACACAACGACATTAACACTGTCTAGTGCGGTAGCAGCTAGTGCAACAGATGCATCTACCTTAACTTTTGATAATCCAGTAGGAACCTTAGTAGGGCAATCTACGGTTGAAGGTGCACTCAATTATTTAGCGAATCAATTTTTCGTACAAACCTCATCTCCAGCTTCCAGTACAACAAACTTGGCAGAAGGGGATTTATTTTATGACACTGACGATAATCAGTTAAAGATCTATAGAGAAACGTCTACGGGCGTATATAGTTTTGTTCCTATAATGATAGGCAACGACTCAACCGACTCAGACACTATAGACGCAGGGGCTTTTTAGCTCATTTAGGACAGAAACATGGCACAAACCATTAAAATCAAAAGAAGTAGTAGTTCCGCCGCTCCATCTTCCCTCGGTGCTGGTGAATTAGCGTATTCATCAAATTCCAAAAAACTATTTGTAGGGCATCCCTCTACATCGGCAGTAACAACAATAGGCGGGGACTTATACGTCCAAATGCTCGACCACACAGCAGGTACGCTAACAGCAGCTTCAGCAATAGTAGTAGATAGTTCATCTAAAATAGATGTATTAAAATCAGGTAACATAGTAGTTACTGGTTCTAGTAATACTATTAGTACTAGTTCAGGCAATCTTACTCTAGCTCCCACAGGTAATTTAGTTATTACTCATGGCGGAACTATAGATTTAACAGGTCAAGCAAATTCACTAACTCTATTAGACAATAACGCAGCAGCTTTAGATATAAACGAAGGCGGAACTTCATATTTAAAATTTGTTACTACTAATGGAAGTGAATCAACAACTGTAGGATCAGCATTAACAGTATCAGGACTAACTTCAGCAGCAGCTGTCAATATGTCTGGAAACTTAGCTATCGCTACAAACAAATTCACAGTAAATGCTAGTTCAGGTGATACTGTAATAGCAGGCGACTTAAATGTCGTTGATGTAACAGCAAGTGGTGATTTAGAAGTCACAGGTGGCACTACTCTTAACGGAGCAGTAAATATTGGTGACGCATCAGGAGATGCAATCGCAATTGCCGGTACAGCAACATTTACACCATCAGTAGACTTTGATGGTGGCTTTACAGTTGCAGGGTCACAAACAGTTGACTTTGGAGGAAATAGACTTGCTAACATTGGCACTCCTACCCAAGCAACAGATGCTACAACAAAAGCATATGTAGACAGCGTAAAACAAGCACTAGACATTAAAGAATCAGTAAGGGTAGCTACAGAAGCAGCTATTACTGGAACTTATGATAATGGTACTGGTGGTGTAGGTGCTACATTAACATACGACTCCAACGGAGCTATAACTGTTGATGGACAAGCACTATTAATTAATAATAGAGTACTTGTTAAAAATCAATCAACCGCTACACAAAACGGTATTTACTATGTAAGTACAGTAGGTAATGCAGGTGCAGCAGCAGTACTAACAAGAGCACTAGATGCGGATTCAAGTGCAGATGTAACAGGTGGACTATTTACTTTCGTAGAAGAAGGTTCAACTAATGCAGATGCAGGTTTTGTTTTATCAAATGTTACAGGATCAGCAACACTAGGTACAGATGGTCTTACCTTTACACAGTTCTCAGGAGCTGGACAAGTAGTAGCCGGAGTAGGATTAGCCAAATCTGGTAATACTATTTCAGTAAATGTTGATGATACTTCTATAGAAATAAATTCAGATACTTTACAAATTAAAGGATTAGACAACGCAATAGTAGAAGGTCAATTAATTTATGGAGCGAACACAGGTGGTTCGTTTACAACATTAAATATTGGTTCTTATGACTCAACAAATTCAGTAGGACAAATGTTACAAGTCGGAGCAAACGGAACTGTAGCATGGTCAAACACATTAGACGGTGGAACATTCTAAGAAATGTCTCACGTAATTAAAATTAAAAGGTCAGAAACAGGCGGTAGTATACCATCAGCAGGTGATTTAGAAACATATGAACTTGCTATGAATGTAACTGACAAAACAATTTACACAAAGAATAGCTCAGGAGATGTAGTAGTAATGTCATCTGCCGGTATAACCGAAGCAGAAGCACTAGCACTGAGCATAGCATTAGGATAAGATTATGGCATCAGCATTTAAATCAGCATCATCAGCTAGTGTAGGCACTTCATTAACAAGTGTTTATACCTGCCCTTCAAGTACAACATCAACGATTATTGGGTGTTATATTTGTAATCAGAGTGGTGGACAAATTGAAGCAACAGTAGAGTTTTTTGACGCAAGTTCAAGTACTCACGTAGCTTTAATGCATAGCACTCCAATACCAAGTAACTCCACACAAGTAGTTATAGGTGGAGATGCAAAAGTGGTTTTAGAGGCTGGGGATATAATCAAGGTACAGAGTAACGTAGCATCTTCAATAGATTGCGTACTCTCATATTTGGAGCAAACATAATATGTCACTCATAGGAAAAGTTAACGCACTAGTCTCAACACTTGAGGCAAATGCAGTAGGGTCTACAGAAATTGTAAGTAACTCTATTACGGCGAGTGAGATAGCGGCTAACGCAGTAGGCTCATCAGAAATAGCACTTAACGCAGTAGATACTCTACAAATTGCAACTAACGCAGTTGGAGCAGCACAATTACAAGGAGCCGCAGTAACCGCAGTAGGAGATAATGCTATCGACGCAGCAGCAATAGCAGCTAACTCAGTAGATTCATCAGAATTAGTAAGTGGTAGTATAGATAGTATACACATCGGCACAGGACAAATAATTACATCAAAGATCGCTAATAATAATGTAACTTCAGGACAACTAGCAAGTAATTCAGTAGTAGCAAGACACATAGCTGCTAATGCTATAGGAACAAGTGAAATAGCCTTAAACTCGGTAGATTCATCAGAATTAGTAAGTGGTAGTATAGACACTATACATGTCGCGAACTTACAAATAACATCAGATAAACTAGCAGCTAACTCAGTAGTAGCCGCAAAAATAGCGGAAAATGCAGTAGGTACTAGTGAACTTGCTAATAACTCTGTAACTGCTACACAGATTCCTTCAGGAACAATAGTAGCAGACCTACTAGCCGCAAACTCAGTAGATTCATCAGAATTAGTAAGTGGTAGTATAGACAGTATACACCTAGGGGCGTTACAAGTTACATCAGGTAAAATAGCAGCTGGTGCAATAATAACATCAAAATTAGGAGCCAATCAAGTAACAACAGCAAAGATCGCTGCTAATAATATAACAGCTACCCAAATAGCAGAAAATGCAGTAGGTACTAGTGAACTTGCTAATAACTCTGTAACTGCTGTACAGATTCCTGACGGAAGCATAACAGTTACACAACTCGGGGCAAACTCAGTAGATACTGCAGAACTAGTTACAGGTAGTATTGATACAATACATCTTGGAGACTTACAAGTAACATCTGGTAAAATAGCCGCTGGTGCAATAATAACTACAAAATTAGGAGCTAACCAAGTAACAGCAGCTAAGATAGCATCAGGAATCATTACTTCAGCCCATATAACAGACGGCACTATAGTGTCCGGAGATATAGCCGATAATACTATAGCAACAGGTAAGATAGCGGATAACGCAGTAGATGGAAGTAAGATTGCTTCTAACAGTATTCTAACAAGACATATAGACGATGCACAGATTACAACAGACCAGATAGCAGCAAATACTATTACCATTGGTAATATAGCAGATAATGCTGTAGATGGTAGTAAGATAGCGTCTAACAGTATTTTAACAAGACACATAGACGATGCACAGATTACAGCAGATCAACTTGCTGCAAACTCTGTAGATACAGCAGAAATAGTAAGTGGCTCAATAGACGCCATACACCTAGCTTCTGATTCAGTTATAACAGCAAAAATATTAAATGCTAATGTAACAACCGCAAAGATAGCAGATAACAATGTTACTTCAGCAAAAATTGCTACTAATCAAATTTTAGCAAGACACTTAGCAGCTAACACAGTAGATACTGCAGAACTAGTATCAGGCTCAATAGACACTATACATATTGCAGACGACCAAGTAACAAATGCAAAACTTGCAGTAAATTCAGTCTCCGCAGTAGAACTAGCTGGAAATGCAGTAACAGCTACACAGATAGCAGCAAACGCTGTATCGGTAGCAGAACTTAAATCAGACGCATTAAGCGGACAGACAATGTCAGGTAATGTTACTTTCTCAGGAAACGTGACAGTATCAGGAACTTCATTCGCAGCTTCAGCTACAACAATTACAACTGGAGACTCTCTTATCTCAATGGCAACTGGCAACGGAAGTTCAGATGCAGTTGATATAGGTTTCTATGGATTATACGATACTGGTGGTACAGACAAATATTCAGGTATATTCAGAAACGCAGATGATTCTGGTAAATGGCAGATATTTAAAGACTTACAAGTACAACCAACTACAACTGTAAATACTTCAGGAACAGGATATGCAAAAGGTACGCTAGTAGCAGATTTAGAAGGAAACGTAACAGGTGCTTTAACAGGTAACGCTACAACAGCAACTACTCTAGCAACAAATAGAGCTTTCTCTCTAACAGGAGATGTAACAGCTTCAGGAGTAAACTTCAACGGTTCAGGTGCAGTAGCTTTAACAACAAGTTTAGCAGCTAATACAGTAGACTCTGCTGAAATAGTATCCGGTAGTGTAGACAGAATACATTTAGCCGCAGATATAGTAGACAGTACAAAAATAGCAGATGACTCAATAAATTCAGAACATTACGTAGATGGTAGTATAGATAATGCTCATATTGCAGACTTACAAGTAACAAACGCAAAAATAGCAAATAACACTATACAGACAGGTAAGATAGCAGATAACGCTGTAGATGGTACGAAGATTGCTCAAAATAGTATTTTAACAAGACATATCGATGACGCACAAATAGTACTAAGTCATCTAGCAGCTAACTCCGTAGACTCTTCAAAAATTGTCAATGGAACAATCGTAAATGCAGATTTAGCAGATAACTCAATTACTTCAGCGAAGATTGTAAATGGTACTATAGTGTCCGGAGATATAGCAGCAAATACTATAGCAACAGGAAACATAGCAGACAACGCAGTAGACGGTACAAAAATAGCAACAGACAGTATAGTAGCAAGACATATAGCAGCTGGTGCAGTAGGCGCTTCAGAAATAGCATCAAACTCAGTAGATTCAGCAGAATTAGTGAGTGGTAGTATTGACACTATACATATTGCAGACGACCAAATAACAGCAGCTAAGATAGCAGATAATGCAATTAATAATGTAGGTATGATATCATCAGGATTAATTACAGCAGATTTAATAGCTACAGGAGCAGTGGGTTCCTCGGAGTTAGCTGCAAACTCAGTAGATACTGCAGCACTAGTTACAGGTGGCATAGATACAATACATTTATCAGCTAACTCTGTTACTTCAGCTAAAATAGCACTTAATAATATAACAGCAAGTGAAATAGCAAGTGGTAGTATAAATACTATTCATATTGGAAATGATCAAGTAACAGCAGCTAAGATAGCAGATAATGCAATTAATAATGTAGGTATGATATCATCAGGATTAATTACCGCAGACTTATTAGCATCAAACTCAGTAGATTCAGCAGAACTAGTTACAGGTAGTATTGACACTATACATATTGGAGCATCACAAGTAACAACAGCAAAGATTGCCAATGCTAATGTAACAAATGCAAAACTAGGATCTAACTCTGTAACAGCAGCTAAAATAGCCGCTAACGCTGTCGGGTCAAGTGAGATTGCAAATAACTCTGTAACTACTACACAATTATCAAGTGCAGCACTTGGTGGTAAAACAATGACAGGAAGTATTACATTTGGAGGAGATTTAGGGCTTGGTGGAAGCACATCTAATAAAGTAAATGTAGCAGGTAGCATAGGTATTCAAGATGCAAACCCAGTTCAAAAACTTCACATAGACGAAGTAGCTGGTATGGATGTTGGTACAGGAGCTTCAACATCAACAACAGTATTTTCATTAGATACTTTTGCAGCAGCAACATTTAGAACTGCTAAGTACTTAGTACAGGTAACAAATTCAACAGACGGTGATTACCAAGCGTTAGAAATAGCATTATTTCATGATGGTACCACAGTTTATTTAACACAGTACGCATCTATATTTGACAACGGAGCACAAGCGACGTTTGATGCAGATATAAATACAGGTAATGTAAGATTAAGAGTAACTCCAGCAAGTGGAGATACTATGGCGTATAAATTTATACGAACAACAATAGAGGTATAAAATGGGACAAAAATTAGATTTTAACATTGAAGACGCTGGAATAAAAATTGATGGTGTACAAGCCGTTGATTCCAGTGGAGGCTTCCAAGGTGCAAGTATGGCAGCAACAAAACTTACAGGAACAATAGCATCAGCTAGGCTTCCTCATACAATCACTACTAGTGCACCATCTGGCGTCGGCTCGACAGCAACTGGTCACATATGGTTTGTTTATTCGAGTTAAAAAATGGCAATATATGTAAACGATTCTGGTACATTACGACAAGTTAAGTTCCTCGCTGTAAATGATGGTGGGGTAGTTCGTCGTGTCAATGAAGTTTATGTAAATGATAATGGTTCTTTAGCCGGACCTTTTACAGCAACTCATGAGACTAGTAGGAATACAGCTACAACAACAAGTACAATTTCAGGAGTACAAAATACTGTATTTAATACAAATACTGTTTTTGATACAGACTACAATACTACTACCACATTTGATACGTCTAAAGTTACAACTTTCAATACCACACTAGCAACTGAAACAAGTAAAACAACCACATTTGATACAACTACAACGTTCAATACTACGGTATCAACAACAACTGCGTATAATACTACAACAGCTTTTACTACAACGACTACCTTTACAACAACTCAAGGTACAACGACTGCGTTTACAACTACTACAGCATTTAATACAACTACAACGTTTAATACTACATTAGCAACAACAACAGCTTTTACTACTACTACAACGTTTGATACTACATTAGCAACAACAACTGCGTTTACTACTACAACTGCGTTTACTACAACTACTACCTTTACAACAACTCAAGGTACGACAACTGCGTTTACTACTACAACTGCGTTTACTACAACTACAACGTTCAACACTACATTAGCAACAACAACTGCGTTTAGTACAACTACTACATTCATTACTAACAAAAATACGATTACTTCGTGGAATACCACAACAGCGTATACTACAGCATATGATACTGTAATTGGTACAAGTAGGACAACTTCATTTGCGACTATTACATCTTATATAGATAATACATCTTTCGGAACAAGTAAAAGTACAAATACTACACAGTCCACATCTACTGCTAGAAGCACAAATACAGCTCAAGGCACAAACACAGTTACAACCTTTGCAACTATTACAGCTTATATAGATAATACTACATTTGCTACTATTACTACCTTTGCTAATAATACATCATTTGCGACTATCAGTACATATAATACTACTAGAACCAGTAATACCGCTAGAAATACTAATACAGTTACAGCTTATATTAATAATACTTCATTTGCTACGATTACTACTTATACTACTACACAGGGTACAGCTACTTCTAGAAGTACTAATACGGCTCAAAATACAAATACAAGTAATAACACAAATACTTCTACGGCTTATATAGCAGTTACAACCTTTGCTACTATTACAGCTTATAGTACTACACAGGGTACAAATACAAGTAATAACACAAATACTTCTACGGCTTATATAGCAGGTACTAATACTTCTAGAGGTACAAATACAAGTAATAACACAAATACTTCTACGGCTTATATAGCAAGTACTTCATTTGCTACTATTACTAGTTACAGTACTTCACAGAATACAAATACAAGTAATAACACAAATACTTCTACAGCATATATAGCAGGTACAGCTACTTCTAGAAATACAAATACTGCAAGGTCTACTGGGTTTACTAACTCAACTGGTTTTACAAACTATACAAATTCGACATGGACGCATAATACAAATACAACAGGAGCTACAAATACTTCGAGAATTACTACATTTTTTACTGACGTTATATATGGCTTTGATCCAGAGAATGGTACTGAGTATGATAATACAAATACTACCCGTAGTACAGGGTTTACTAACAATACAAACTTCCTAAACAGTACTAGTGGTATATATGGAGTAAATACAAACACAGCACGAAATACAAATACTTCTCGTAATACTGCATTTACTAACTCAACTGCTTTTACTAACAATACAAATACAAGTAATAACACAAATACTTCTACGGCTTATATAGCAAGTACTTCATTTGGAACAAGTAAAAGTACAAATACTGCTCAAAACACCAATACAAGTAATAATACAAATACTGTTACAGCGTATATTAATAACACAGCTTTTACTAACAATACAAATACCGCTAATAATACAGCTACTATTACAGCTTATATTAATAACACATCATTTGGAACAAGTAGAAGTACTAATACGGCTCAAAATACAAATACAAGTAATAACACAAATACTTCTACGGCTTATATAGCAAGTACATCATTTGCTACTATTACAGCTTATATTAATAACACATCATTTGGAACAAGTAGAAGTACTAATACTACACAGGGTACAGCTACAAGTAATAACACAAATACTTCTACGGCTTATATAGATAATACAGCTTTTGCAACAACTATAAGTACTAATACTACTCAAAGCACTGCGACATCAGCAACTACTAATACTACACAATCCACAAGTACTGCTAGAAGTACAAATACAGCACAAACTACGAATACAACTACTACCTTTGCAACTATAACGGCTTATATAGATAATACTACATTTGCTACTATTAGTTCTTATACTACTACACAAGCTACAAGTACTGCTAGAAGTACAAATACTTCACAAGCCACAGCATATGAAACAGCGTATATTACATCTAGAGCATCTTCAAGATCTACAGGAACTTCACAAGCAACTCTAACTACATATAATACTGCTAGAGCTACAGCTTCAAGTAGAAGCACAACAACAACTTTTGAAACAACTCAAGGTACTGTAACAACAAGAGCAACGGCTTCAAGTAGAAGCACAACAACAGCTTTTGATACTGATAGAGCTACAGCTTCAAGTAGAAATACAGCTTCAAGTAGAAGTACAACGACAACTTTTAATACTGCTAGAGCTACAGCTTCAAGTAGAAGTACAACGACAACTTTTGCAACAACTCAAGGTACTGTAACAACAAGAGCTACAGCATCAAGTAGAACAACAACAACAGCTTTTGTTACTGACAGAGCTACAGCTTCAAGTAGAAGTACAGCTTCAAGTAGAAGTACAGTAAGTACTTTTAATACTACTCTAGCAACAGCAACATCCAATGTAACTGCATTTAATACTGTTACAACTTTTGATACGACTAAGACAACAACTTTTGCTACCGGTAGAACAACAACAACAACAATTGCAACTACATTAGCAACAGAAACAAACAGAACAACTGATCACTTAACAACAACAACTTTTGATACTTCAACAACAGTATTTGAAAGAATAACCGCCGCCCAAGCAGGAACCATATTTGACACAGAGGTTGCTAGTATAGCAGACTTTGGACTATCTTATTGGGATGGCTCAGACTGGAGCGAAACCTAATATGATAAAGACTACAACAGAAGATATTACACCAGATTATCTTAATAAAAAACTGGAATCAATGATGGCGGCTGTGTTCGATGTCATTGGTGAATCTGAAGAAAGAATGAAAAACTTAGAAAAACAACTTTTCGAGCTAAAGAATGCAAAACAGAACAACAGTTAAACCTAAAAATCCGTTAAAAGCTATGACAATAAATGAGTCTTTGGGAGATGTCGCAACTCATTTTATGAAATCAGGTTCTTGTTTTAGACCAAAAGGTGACTTAGACAGCTTATCAATACTAAAAGAAAGATTAGTATTTGATAAAACTGAGGGGCTTGATTGGGAGTATGACCTTTGGTTTAACACCAATGAGTTACATAGTATTCGTAAATGGTTGTACACAGATTTTTTAGGAAAAGGAGTAGCTTGTAGAGTTAACTCTATAAAGATTAATACAAAATTATATAAAGCGATTATTGATTCAGATGTAAAGATTGATGAAGAAAGAATCGAAAAAATAAAAAATAATCTACAAAACAAGTATACTTTAAGATGGAATACAGAATTTTATGATAAAGTTATTTTCTTACCAGGAAGTAATTTATTATGTAAAGGAACAGTAATAGATTACAGACGAGTACAGAAACTAGTAGATGAGGGGTATGTAATAAAGCCTCATCCAATTACTGCTCATATTTATATAGCGGATTTAAGAAGACGATTTGGTACAGAAAAAGTACTAGACAAAAAAGAAGGTGGCTACGAATTATTATTAAATAGTAAAGAAGTAGCAGCAGCACCTAATAGCGAGATGGGATTAATAGCAATCCTTCTTCGCAAAAAACTTTCTCTTGTTAGCTACCCTAAAGTAGACCGAGAGAAAAACTTATTAACTTATGAGAGTTTCTATGATACAATATCAGGAAGTAACTCATACCTTGCACTTTGTAAGATATTTTCAGCAAAAAACTCTGGAATAATCTTTGAATTTGACGAAGATGCGGAAGATAGACTACAAGCGTATGTCAATAACTTTTGGGAATATAAAAAAATAAAATGATAGAAGTAGTTCACCCCTATAAAAAAGTATGGAGTATGTATACTCTAGCATCACTCCTGCCCGACAAAGAAAAAATAAGGTTACATTTATACATACACGAAGATGACTGGGCGGAGGCACCAGTAGAATGGATACTAGAAAACTTTCCTACTGTAAAGATTTATCAAACTTTTTGGTTAAAAAATCAATTAGCGACAACAATGTGTCATTTATTAGACCATTGGAAAGATAAAGGTGGTTTACATAAAAGAATAGTTTGGCTTGGTGGTAATAATATCATTAGTGGTAGATGGTCTGATAATCTACCAGGACCAGACTTTTTTCAATCAGTTTCATACTTAGCACATAAAAGAGTATTCAGAAAGCATCCTAGATTTTTAGACTTCTACAGAATTTTAAGAGTAGCAATTAATGAACAGAAACCAGAAAATATAAGCACAGAATTTGCATTATTGAATTACGACCTATTAAAAAACTTTGACCCAGCAGAATTATTTTGCCCTACTGAAACAGATGAGCTAGAGAGTAGAGTACCTGGAATGCCTGCAATAGACAGATTATTATATAAGTGTAGCAATGGAGTATTTGTTTCAAAATTACTTTCGTATCAACACAAATTTATGCCACTATACATGACAGGTCAAAATGATATTTTAATAGAGAAAGACGCGATGGGTCCTTTGGACTGTATCAACTATAATGTAATGCTCAGAAAATCTTTCCAACTTAATATAGAGCATAAGTGGTTAATTAAACCCTATATCGATTTACCTACAGGAGTGCAATTATCTATACCTTGGGATATGTATTCCAATTTAATTAGCAGTATCCCTATAAATCATAGAAATGCAATTAATAATGAAATTTTATTATTGAAATCAGCAAAACAGAAAAGAGCTGCTGGGTCTTTGTTAAAAGCTGGGTTTAAACTAGGAAAGATCTAAAAATTGTTCTTTCAAGTCTGAAAGAATATTCCATTTTAATCTGCCCCTGTTTGCAAGCTCTCTAACTATTTTTGTTTCAGAGGGGTTGTGAGGGGTCTTTTTCATACTATTCACCGGCATATGCCAACTAGCGGGATAATCTTCTCCAGTTGAGAAAGGTAACTTCTTAGCAAAGAAATCAAAACCAATAATCTCTAAACTTTCAAACTCACACTTATTTAGTATATACATAATAGCCAGGAAACCTGCGGAGGGTCTGCCTCCATCTGGCACCTTATTTATTGTACCAATCAAATCAAATATCTCTAGTATTTCTTCATCAGTAAACATATCAGTATAATCAAATCCTGGTAGTATTTTTGTATTGGGAGGTATGTCCATATGTATTCGACATCGGTTGAATAAAACTTTTACGTTTTTAAACTTTTTATAATACTGTTGTCTTAAGAAACCTGTAACCCACATATCGGTTTTTTTACCTATCGAGACGAAATTTTCATTCGTAGGTATACCTTTTCCAAATCTAACAATTGTGTCAAAACTGTCAATATATTGTCCATTTTCGTACTGAAGCATTTCTACTGAATTTCCCACTAATATTACTCGTCCTAGCATAATTATATTCCTAATAGTTTGGTATTATCATACCAGATTTTTTGATCATTTCTTTTAGAGATTGAACCTCTTGATAGTTTGCATGTGCTTGAATAGTTATTTCAGGTATCTCTATACCTGGGTGTGCTGTAATTAAGTAATAACATACATTTGCAACGTCTTGCGAAGTTAAGCTAGGTATTTCCTCGTGGTTTAACAAACCTAAATTGATTGTAGTAAGTTTGTACCTTTTTTCTGAATTGTATGTTAAATTATTACTTAAATGGTTTAAAGAAGATTTCTGAGCTGCGTATAGATATCCTTTAGATATGTTTGGTTGAGACGCACGAGAAGAAAAATTTATGATTTGTTTTGTTTTATCATATCTCCAGGCTTCGTGGGCTATTGCTAATATTTTTGTTTGGTCGAAGTCATTGTGTGCAAAATTAATTAGCACATCTACATGGTTAGGATTAATATTATCAAATCCATACCAATTAACATCATTCATTAAAATATCCTCAATACGCGGAGTATCTACTTTAATCATTTTACCTTTGAATGGTGTTGCTTCTAATGTGTCTTTGATAGTTTTTGCGAGACCACTACTTCCTGTTATTGCTATTTTCATAATATTCCTTTATAATGTCAAATGACTGTTTGCCGAATAGATTACCATCTACACTGCACTTGTTACAAGGAGACATACTTCTATCTCCTTTTATTAATTTTTTTCTTATTTTGTTCATTGGTTTACCAAACCATACATTGTGTAATGTATCTTGTAGTAAATTTCCCACAACATGTTCCCTTCCCCAGTCATTTGAGCAAAATAGAACATCTCCATTCCAGTCAACAAACATTTTATAGAAGGGGTAATGACAAGGTTTCCCTTTTAAGGCACTCACAGTAGATTCTTCTATACCTACCCAATCGATGACCCCGCTACGGTTGTTAAGTAATAGACCATGGTTTTCAAAGTCACCCCAATGCATGCGATATTTATACTTATCTTCAGGTATGTTTTTCATTACTTCTTCAAAGTGAGTCATTTGCTCTATACCATCGTACAGATTAATATAAATTAAGTCTAACCCACTATACTCAAATAGTTCTTCTGCGTATGCTTGGGTTAATTTATCTCCATTAGTGTTACACTCTAAAGTTGCTAATGGGATTGTATGTCGAAAGATATGAACTATCTCTCTGAAATTTGGATTAAGTAAATTCTCTCCGAACCCACTTAAAGATATTTTACCACTAAACCCTATTTTTCCTAATTCATTCCCTATTATTTCTGCACCTTTTATAGTTAAGTGTAGATTTCGATTAGGAAAAACTTCTGGGTTGTGTCGTGGACAGAATACACAAGTTCTATTACACAACTCGGTAGTATTTATTTCAACAGTAAGGATAGAATCTAGTTCATTTAAGTTATCTTTCTTTGCCCAATGTTTCTTTTCTTGTTCACGTCTGTGTTCTAGAAAATCATATTGGTCTACTGCTGTTATTGGGATGTTTTTCATTACAAAGTGTTATATAATTCTGTCCACTCTTTGCAATACTCCTCATGGTCGTAAATTCCCATCCACGGCCCTCCATCTGTAAAGTGTACCCCTTTAGCTCTACTACCAAAATCGTAATAGTTTACTAAAGCATTGTAAGCAGCAGGTAAAGAACCTACCTTACTAGCCCAGCTAAATCCATGTAAATGTTTAGCCGCAGCATTATTTACATACCATTCGTTTAGCATCGTACATTCTTTATTGTTGAAATACATCAACGATGACCAATATTTTTTATTATATGGTTTGTTCAATTTATCGTGCATTTTAGTGTATTGGTCAAACACTAAGTCAGCATGTTGTACACACATAACTTCTTCATTGTCTTTCTTAAAATGAGTTATTTCCTGGGGATCACATCTCCATAGAAAGTCACCATCACAGAATAAAGAATATCCCATATAATTAGAAAGATGAGGAACAAGAAATCTAGTAAAAGCAAATTCGGTATTACCCTTTTCCTTTCTAGTATAAAGTCCTTGTTCCTGTAACTCTGAAGTAATCAAAGGTATAACTTCGTGTGTTGGGTTAAATCGTAAGATTGATGCCTTACACACTTCAAACATTTCAGGATATTGTGAATCGTACCCTACAAATATTTTCATTATTCCCCTTTCAGTTGTCCACCTAAATCATTAACATATGCTTGCCTTGCTGTTTGTGCTATAGCTTGCTTATGCTTCCAATCTTCGATGTAAATATCGCATTTGTTAATTGCTACTACTATTGATTGTTGTTCTGGTGTCAATGCTGAAATATCATATGCCACCTCATCAAGAGTAATAGTTGGATTTTCTTTGCTCATTTAAATACGTCCTGCCAATTGCCTTGTGTACTCGCCTTAGCATACTCGGTAGCACGGTTTTCAAAAAAGTTGGTATGCTCAACTGCGTTGACTTGCATGTCAATCCAAGGTAAAGGATTATCTGTACTATGAAATATTTTCTTCATACCGATACCTAATAACCTTCTATCAGCAATATATCTAATATATTCCTTGACTTCTTTTGCTGTCAAATCTGGTATATCTGCTTTATCAAAACAAATATCAATAAAGTTATCTTCTAACTCTACTGTCTTTTCTGCAGCACAGTATATTTCGTATTTTAACTTATCAGTCCATAACTCGGGGTTTTCCGAAATGAATGTTCTGAATAGTTTTGACAAGCCATCTACATGCAAGGATTCATCACGAATACTCCATGTAACAATTTGTCCCATTCCTTTCATTAAGTTATGTCTTGGGTAGTTAAGAAGAATAGCAAAACTACTAAATAGTTGTACTCCTTCTGTAAATGCGCTATACACCGCCATTGTTTTTGCCATATCATATGGAGTTTCCATACTGAAATCTTGTAGATATTCATGTTTCTCCATCATAGCATTGATATCAAAAAACTCTTGGTACATATCTTCTGACTTACCAAGTGTCTCTAGTAGTAAAGAATACGCTTCTTGATGTACTGCTTCCATAGCAGCAAAACTAACAAGCATCATTCTTACTTCTGGTTGTTTAAATGTAGGCAAGTAGTGGTGGGCATATCCCCCACATACATCTACATCTGCCTGAGTGAAAAACTTAAAGATATTATCTAACAATGTCCTTTCGCCTTCACTTAATTTTTCTTTATAATCCTTTATATCATCTTGTAAGGTTACTTCTTCTGGCAACCAATGCATTTGTTGTTGTTTTTTATAATTCTCAAATGCCCAAGGATATTGAAAAGGTTTATAGTATTCTCTTTCTTTTAATAAACTCATTTATCCCTCGCAACTTAAACAGTCTGACTGTTCAAATATTATTTCTCGTTTAGCTTGACTAGATACATTATCAGCTCTACTGATAGCTTCACTTCTCAAGTAATACAATGTTTTTAAATTTTTCGCCCATGCTAACATATGGACATTATGTAAATCGCCTTTGTTAACATCAGGTGGGAAAAATAGGTTTACGCTTTGTGACTGACAAATATATTCTTGTCTTGCACTTGCGTGTTCTATAATCCATGCTTGATTGATTTCTACGGCTGTTTTAAATACATCTTTTTCCCACTCATCGAGTATGTCAAGATGCTGTACACTACCTCTGTTTGCAACAATACTTTTCCAAGTGTCATTGTATACATCACTATGTCCTATTTTACTCATTAACAACCTGTCTAAAAATTTATTTTTTACTAAATTACTACCTGTTTTTGTTTTTTGAGTATAGGCATTTGCTCTATATGGTTCAATACTTGGACTTGTGTTTCCACAAATAATACTAGAACTAGCGTTAGGGGCGATTGCTAATAGATGAGCGTTCCTCACAGAACAAGTATCATCATCTGGGCAAGCTCCACGCTCAACAGCTAGTATTCTAGTCGTTTCTTCTGCTTTACTTTTTATATATTGGAACATCTCAGAATTAGCCCCTGTTGCCATTGGGTTGTCAAAAGGTATATCATTCTTCTGCAAATACGCATGAAAGCCCATAGCACCAAGTCCAATACTCCTCTCCCTTTGAGCACTAAACTTAGCTTTTTCTAATTGTTCAGGAGCATTTTGAATAAAGTATTCAAGTACATTATCTAACATTCTTACCAAATCTGGTATAAATGCAGGTACTGCTTTCCACTCGTCATAATACTCCAGATTAACACTAGATAGACAACAAACGGCTGTTCTTTCTTCGTTTGTAGCGAGTGTTATTTCCGAACACAGATTACTGTGATGTACTTTTAAACCTTTCTTTTTCTGAAAGTCGGGCAAATCTTTGTTCACCGCATCTTCAAACATTAAGTAAGGCTCTCCAGTTTCCATTCTATTTTGAAGTATTTTAACCCATAACGCTCTCGCAGATACAGTTTTCTTTACTTCAAAGGAATGAGGATCTGTAAGATCCCAGCTATCGTCAAAATCAGGATACTTTGAAGCGGAGTGAATAAGCTCCATAAAAGCATCAGGAACAACGACAGCGTGATGGATATTAGTACACTTACGGTTAGTATCGCCACCAGTAGGCTTCCGTACATCTAAAAATTCCTCTATTTCGGGGTGACTCATATGTAGATAACCTGCGTAACTGCCCCGTCTAGTTACTCCTTGAGAAAAAGCCAGCATTTCTGCGTCTACTACCTTTACAAAAGGTATTACTCCTGTACTCTCACTTCCTTTAGAAGTTTTAGAGCCAGATGCACGAACATCGTTCCAACTGCCTCCAATACCTCCTCCAAAAGAAGATAAGAAAGCATTTTCTACAAAATGACCTGTTATACCTTCTCTGCTATCTTCTACATAATTTAAAAAGCAACTAATAGGTAATCCCCTTTTAGTTCCTCCATTTGATAATACTGGCGTAGAAAACATAAACCAATGTTTGCTAACATAGTCATACAATCTTTGCGCGTGTTCATCATCGTCTGCAAAAGCTACGGCAGCTCTAGCAAAAGCTTCTTGAGGTGAAGTTTCATCACCTACCATATATCTGTCCTTTAGAGTTGCTTTCGCAAAATCATCTAAAAGGCTATCTCTACTGTAATCTATCTTCACTGACATAATTCTCCACTAATTGTATAATCTCTTTTGAGTTGCCGAGCACTGCTCCGTCAACATCATATGTTAAATCCATGAGTTTAATTCCTACTTCAAGTCCTTCATTTCCAAACTCATTTAAGTTTTGAATGAATTTATATTTTCCCTCGACAGGTAAACTCGCCATGATATCAAAAATATCTCCATATTGTTGAATAATTTGGGTAGCCCTCTTTGGACCAATCCCATCAACACCTGGAACGTTATCTCCTTTGTCCCCTGTTAAGCACTTATAAGTTAAGAAGTACTCAGGATCAAAATCATAATGCTCATCCCAATTATGAAGGGTTGTTTCTTTTCTAGTGACTGTTGAAAATCTACTTATATGTTCATCAATAAGTAAATCCCAGTCTCTATCCGATGAAATCATCCAGATATTATCAATACCTAGATTTTCTCTGTTTTGACAGATAAGAGCAGCTATATCATCAGCCTCTACTCCTGCGTATTTAAGCGTAAGATATCCCTTGTGCTTAAGTCCACTCATTGTATTTTGAAACTCGGCTAAGAATTCTTGGAACTCTTGTTCTTCTTTCTCAGTCTGTTCTTTGTATCTCTCTTTTCTGTTTGCTTTGTATTCGGGGTAGATTTCTTTACGGTAGTTACTTCCGCCATCCCCTAAGACTACTATCTCTCCGCAGTCATAAGACTTTGCCAATGATTGTACTGTTCTAATATAATCATGTTCAAAGTCATTTTTGCCCTGATGTTTCCATCTGAACGCCAAGTTGAGTCCATCAACTATTAATAAGTTCCCATTCGGGATCGACTCTCCATGGCTCGTAAATTTTATCGCCATTTGTAAACTTTAACTCCTGTGTTTCTAAAAATTGTTCGGCAAAGGTGACATAGCACCCCAACCAGTTTATGTACATATGTTTTTTGTAACATGGCTTTCTTGTCGTTGCCACGTACCATTGTGAATGATTCTCCTTAAAAATGAGGAGAGGTTCTTGGTTCATCTCTGTTGCCTGTCTGCACAGCTTAGACCACCAACCCACAAAGGTGTTACTCTTTTGAGTAAAAATTTTATGATTAAATGCCATATCTTTATAGAATTTAACCTCTATTGTAAAAAGATTAACTTTATGTTCTACCATTAAGTCTCCTTTTATCTTGCCCGAACCAGAGCCAGGAGTCTGTATAAACTCCTCGCCTATGATTCTTTTTAGCATTTCTGCTACACGTATTTCTGCATCATGACCTTTTCTTCTAGAATTAACCATCTAATAAAGCCTTGAGTTCCATGAATCCGCCTATCTTTTCTCCGTCTACAATAATCTGAGGAAACGTTCTTGCAGTAGGAAATAGTTCCCTAACTTCTGTTGGTTTAAAACCATCTCCCATCATTTTATATATTGTTTCGTCTACCTTTGGGTGAGACTCCGCTAATTTTTTTGCTTGTACACAATATGTACAATTTGGTATACTGTAAATTACTACTTGCATGTTGTTTCCTTTTGTATGATATATTATAACAAATATTTAATTCCTTGTCAAGATTTAAATTATCCTTCGAGGTAACTAATATTATCTTCTTTTATAATTTCTATTTTCTCTAGTAATGGATGAGTCCAACCGTGTGATACCATATAAGTATTTAAATTTTCCTCTTTCAATAAAACTTCCACTACCTTTTCTTTACCAACTTCGTCTAAGGCTTGGTTTACCTCGTCTAAGAATAGAACATTTATTTGACTTCTACTTATAGATGCCATTAACTTTCTTATTGCAACTAATGTGGCTATGTTGACTCTAGCTAACTCACCGCTAGACAGAGCAAGAATATCAATAATATTGCCATTATCCGAAACTTCCACATTTAATTTATCATTCTCCACTACAAAATTAATACTAAATCTGCCATCACTAAATTCTGCTAGATACTCATTTGTTAGTAACTCTAGTTCTTTTACTAATGATTCTATTTTATAGGCAAGTAATCCGTTGGTACTGAAAGCCTTTTTGAGAGTTTCAAGAATCGCCAGTTGGCTTTCCGCTCCCCTAAGACTAGACTGACTATCATCAAGTTCTGATTGAAATTGTTGAGTTTGTTCCAATATGATTCCAACTCTTGTGTTGTGACGCTCTCTCTTTTCGTTTTCATCTATAACCTCTTGAAGAGACGACCTACTATTGGTAATCTTTTGACGAAGGTTTTGAATTTGCTCTGCGATGTAGTCGGCATCCACTGCTCTTGTCGCGAGCTCATGGTCAATAGACCTGAAGACTTGTTCCCACTCTTCAATTCCTTTGGTTGCGTTCCTATATATTTTGTTTGCATTTTGTATCTCGCTTAATTCTGCTTTCTTTTCTAAATAAGTAAGCTTTGCTGTTTTTACAGCTTCTTTGTGCATCTCTACTTTATCATCACTAAGAGAAGTCTCTATGTCCTGACCACAAGTAGGGCACTGTCCAGTTTCATTTTCATACTGGAGTATCTGTTTTTCATGATGACTAACTGTAAAATTAGTTTCTCCTATTTCTCTTTCTAATTGTGAAGTATCTTGTGCTTTTGGACAAGTTTGTAAATCTTCTTTATACTGCTCTAAAGGTATGCTTTTTAGCTGCTCTTTGAGTGTTTCATTAAGATTTATTTTTTTATTCTTCTGAGAGATATTTTCAAATTCTAATTGTAAAGAACGTAATTCTTCTTCGTCTACTTCATTAATATTTGGTAAAATTAACTTTTCCAAGATACTAGTATCTTCTAAAATATTGTCATCGAGCCATTTCTGAATTGTTGCAAGTTTCGCATTGGTACCTGTAATTTCATTTGCTTGTACACGTACGGCTTCTTTAAAAATCTCAAAGTATGAAACATACTCGTCTAGTTTTAAAAGGTCGATTAAGAACTTCTTCCTATTTGTATCGGTAGCTGTCAAAAACTGCAATGACGCATTAGTATTTTGGTACACTAATTGTGAAAAGGTTTTAAAATCAATACCCAATACTTCACCCAATGTCTTATAAGTATTAGACGCTGTGTGTGAGCTTATATCTTCACCATTCTTTGTTAGTTTACACTTAAGTGCAGCACGACGCATAACATCGATGCAATACTCCTCATCATCTACTGAAAAAGACAGAGATATATTATAACCACTATTAATATAACGATTTGCAATATCTGCTTTCTTAACATTTTTACTATTTTTATTAAATAATACTTCCTCTAATATGAGAGGGATTGAACTTTTACCAACGCCATTTGTGCCTACAAGTTGTGTAAGGGTGGCGTTATCTAAATCAAGCTCATTACCTTCTCCATATGAAAAGCAATTATCCCACTTCAGCTTCTTTAGAATAATCATTAAAAACTCCTATAATATTTGGTACTTTTGATTCGTCCAGACTTAAAATTTCTTGAAGATACATTATTAGTTCTTCTGAAATTGTCATATCTTGATGTAAATTAAGAGTTGCTTCCATCTCTCGTCTTACAACTTTTTTATCAAGTAGTTCAGTATTCTTAACTTTAGCTAAGTCTTGAACATCCCCTTCTAATTCATATATAGTATGGTGAAATTCGGTCTGAACCATATCCTCTGGGTTACTAGTATTGGTACGAATGAGTTGTGGTAAATCAAATCTACCCCACTTCCAATCTGTACCTTCTATTAGTAGATACCCCGTTTGGACCTGATTTCTATGAAATGATGTTGTCATTGGACTGCCTGGGTACACAATATTTCTTTGAGTATTCTCGTGAGCATGTAAATCTCCAGCAAACACAACTTTAAACTTATCAAATCTTTCTAAATCTACTTCTGGTACTACATGAGGTGGTATTTCTCCACGAACATGAGTGTATAAAATCTCTGCATCAATATTTTCTATTGCATCTTTTCTATGTAAGTCTGCGTAAGGTAATATTGCCCAGTTATCTTCGTAATATGTAGTGTCAATAACTTCCACTAAGGGATTGATACTACTTGTAACTTTCTTCAAATTACTGAAAAAAGTTTTGTTCTTTCGGGTTGCTTCATGGTTTCCGTCATAAATGATTGTTCTTACATTAACTTTCTTTATAAAATCAAAGTATAAAGTTAACTCATCCATGCTAGGGACTCGATCAAACAAGTCCCCACCAATGATGTGTAAGTCACAATTATTTTCCGCAATAACTTCCTCTATCTGTTCAAAGAACATATTGTAGCGAGCACAAGCCCATGCTACAGGTACATTTTTCTGACCTAACTTAATATGCCAGTCTGCGGTAAATAATATCATCCTACGAAATCCTCTCCAGGTTGCCATTCACATCCTGTAAGTCCACCAGCTTTTAAAGCTTGTAGTGTTCTAAGAACTTCTTGAGCATTTCTGCCTGTGTCAAGTGCGTTTACACTTACATGTTGCACAATATCATTTCTATCAATGATATATGTAGCTCTATAACAAACACCTTCATCCTCATCTACTATTCCTAGTTTAGAAGATAACCCTAGTCCGCAATCAGCAGCTAGGGAGTGATGTATGCCATCTATAAGTTTATTAGTTTGTTTCCAAGCTAGTTTACAAAACTCATTATCGCCACTTATACCTATTACATTAGCATCATCTACTAATATATCCATTCCCAAGATTTCTGTTGGGCATATAAAGGTAAAGTCTTTTGGGTAGAAATAGATAACTGTGAAATCATGTTTTAATGGCTCGTAGTGTTCAGTAACTGAAACGTCTACAAACTCATTATTTTCATCCACACCCTTCAAATTAAAATGAGGGAATCTTTCTCCTACTCCGATCATGATACGTCGAATTCTGAGTCTACAGTCTCCGCAGCACCGTCTTGATTATTAATTCTTCTAAGTAGTTCCAACTGAGCATCTGCTGTTGGTCTTGAAAGAACATCATCCATAGATTTAAGGTCTGCGACTAAAGCTTTTTCTTCGTCGTTTAATTCACGATTTTTGCACTTTAAAACTTGAAGCTGGTATTCCACGTTAAATACTTGTGGTCCAGTTTTCTTTCTTTTAAAATTAATGTCATAACCTGTTACTGGGTCTGTTGGATCACCTAAGTCTTCCATAGCCACAATAATTTGGTCAAACAATTTTCTTTTAAGATTCAATACTTTAACTGACATATCTGAATAATCGATACATTGGACCGCATAAGACCAACCACACTTTAAGTCTGGGTAGAAGTCTTTTACATGGTCGTGTTCGATATTGTTAAAGGTCTCAGAATTTCTGTCGAATGACAAACATTCCATAGGAATATTCTTGTTATTCTCACCTTTAATCCAGTAGACATATCTAGGTAATAAATCGCCCACTAGTCTTACCTTGTGGTCTTCTTTATCAGCGTAGTTATAAGTTGATATTTTATCTTTTTGGGCTGAGCCCTTGGTTACATTAAAGCCTATTGCCATAATTTTTCTCCGTTATATTGTCTCCTCAAACATAAAGTGAATCCTGCCATCCTTTACATCGAGCAGTCTGTTTTTAGTTATAATTTCTTCTGACACTGGTAGCATCAGAAGATCTAGTGTGGAGTCTTTGGTTTGCCTATACTCATAGTAACTGCGGAACGATGCGACTCCTGCATATTCCACTACTTCTTTATCTGAGTAGCTGCGACCGACATTCAATAATTTCTCAGGATTCAAGAGAAACGATTGACCGCCATAGTAGTGTTCATAAAATTTAAACACTCGGTCATTATAGTTTTTTGGTGTGAGTTTAAAAGTAATAATTCGCAGGATTGTGATAGTATCTAACACATTTCCTTTGCTTACTTTAAGTATTTCATTCCAATTAAATAATAACATATTATATCAAATTTATAAGATTCTGTCAAGAACTATTTTTCATTATCTTCGTAGGGACGACTACTTCTAATTTTTCCAATATCATCCGCTGCCATTGTTGCGTGAACGCCTTGCGCTGCCATATCTATAAGCTTTCCTTGATAAATATAACTACCACAATGCATTAGTTCAATCATAGGTAGAGTCCAAATATCTATCCCTAGCTTTCTAACATTTTCGCAAAACATATAATCTTCACTTAGATATCTGTTTTGATCATTAATTATGCAATCAAAATAAGCATGGATTTTTTCTCCTGTCTTAAAGTCTCCTTCCCTTAAATGGTCTGGAGTATATTCTAGTTCAGGGTGGGCTTCCGCATACTCTTCAAATACACTTCTGTGTATCATCATAAATCCAGTACCTGCTTCTCTAACTTTTACAGGTTCAAATATAGGAGCTCTACCTTCTGGGTATTCTTTATGATCTGGATTAAATACCATATCCCCTGCTACTTTTTCTAGTGCCATAGGGTTTTCATCATAGTTTCCGCTTTTAGCTGCTCTTAATACTTTTTCCCATGCAATAGTCTTTTTAGGGTATAGCCCTGTCATAACTCTGTATTTATCTGTATCTTCTGCTACTAAATGAGTCATATACATTAAATCCATAGCTTTCCAAGATATATCACTATCTATAAATAATAAATGAGTTGCTGGAGATTTTAGAAAATTAGCAACACAATAGTTCCTTGCTCTAGTAACTAAAGACTCATTAAATAGATAGTATAATTCCATTGGAATACCATAATTCATCATTTGAGAAGTTGTGTCCATTAAAGACTTGGTATATAATCCATAGCACTGTCCTCCGTACATAGGAGTAGCTAGATAGATATGCATTTTTCTCATTGCTTCTAAATTTAATTGAATGTTTTTTGTTTCTGTTTGTGTCATAGTATGGCTACCTCATAGCCTTGTCTCATATAATATCCCAATCGTGCATTTGCTTGACGGGATGCTGTTTTTCCTTTTAAGTTAATATCTACAATGACAGGTTGTATCTTGCCATCCATTTTTCGGACTACTCTACCGATAAGCTGCGTTAGTAAAGGTTCATTATTTACTGGTGTTCCTAATACTAAACAGCTTAATTCATTTAATGATATACCTTCTGAAAAAATAGATTGAGTGCCGAACAATATATTTTTATTTGTTCTCACTTCTTCCATAGCCTCATCTCTTTCTTCAAAACTCATATCACCTGTTATTGATACTGCTTTGTCTCCTACTAGAGCTGAACATCTTTTTAGAAAATGTACTCTATCTGAAACAACCAATACCTTATGTCCTTGTGCTGCATATTTTGCAGCTATCATACTCACACTATGGACATATTCTTCATTGTGAGTAAGGTCGTTAATTCGTTCTGCCCAAGGCGTAAACGAACCATCTATAAATCTTATATCTGTTCTATAGATATCTATTTTAGGTATCATATAGTTTTCTTTTGGCGGTTTAAAAACATTGTGCCCAAAGTAATCTCTAAATACTACATGCCGTCCGTCTTTTCTTTCTAGTGTTCCTGTTAAACCTATCTTAAATCTACAAGGCATTTCATCTACTATACGAGTAAATGTTGGACTCGATACATGATGCATTTCGTCTAATATAACTGTTCCGAATAAATGTTTTATATCGTCAATTTTTCTGTATAAACTCTGAATATTCCCGATTACGATAGGAGCATCAATATCAAACTTACCACCACCTATAACGCCTGCTTTAATTCCAAAGCATTTTTCTACTTCTTTTTCCCACTGCGATCTTAATGAAGTTGTATGGGTAACAACTAGTGTTTTCTGTTTAAGTTTTGCTGCTATAGCCAAACCTGTAAATGTCTTTCCCCAACTTACCCAAGCGTTAACTATACTATTGTCATCGATCTCGTCATAAACCGCCTGTTGGCTTGGTCGTAAATCAAACTTAAACTTAGGAAAGTCTGCTTCCACACTAACCCTTTTATCGAAAACTTCAAAGTCTTCTGGGATTAAATCTATTCTTCCTACTGGTATAGAAATTAACCCGTCTCTAATATACCTTATTGTTTTAAAAACCATAGGAGGGTCTTGGGGCATACGAGGAGGTAAAGTATATGTTAACTCCTTTTCTATTTTATTAAAAAGAGCAGGTGTACCCATTATTTGTATTCTATTTTTTATTACTGCTTTCATTTATTCTATTCCTTAGCGTACTACTAGAGAAGGAATGTTGTCTACTTGTAAAGTAAACATCTTTCACTAAATCTGCCCCGGTAAAACCTTTGTTTTTATAATCTTCTCCTACAAATCTAATATCTATCTTAGTAGCTTCTAATAAGTCTCGTAAACTTTGTTCTGTATCATAGGGTATAATTTCGTCTATATACTTTACTGCTCTAAGTTGGATATATCTTTCGTATACGGACTGTACGGGTTGATTTTTCTGCTGTCTATCAATGCTTGGGTCTGTTTGCAGTCCTACTATAAGATACTCACAATTTTCACTAGCCTCTTTTAACATAACTACATGTCCTGCATGTAATAAATCAAAAGCACCACAAGTAAATCCTACTATCATAATGAGTCTAAGAAGTCTAAATCTTGTCTATGCCATATGTCTTGTAGTTTGTCTACATTATTATTCCAAGGACTTGACCACCCTGTTTTGTTCTTTCTTTCTCTAACATGTTTTGGTAGCATATCCCCAAGAACTTCTCGTAATAAATATTTATAAGTACCTTTTTGCCAGCCAGGATGTTGTTTAA